CCTATTAATACAGATCTTCTTTTAGATATTACCCCAGTTACAGATAATCAAGCAAAACTTTTTGAAGCATACAACTCAGATAAACACTTGTTTGTCTATGGTTGTGCTGGAACTGGTAAAACTTTCTGTGCTCTATATTTGGCACTTAAAGATGTTATGAGTGAGATTACCCCATATCAAAAGATTGTTATTGTTAGATCTCTAGTTGCTACAAGAGAGATTGGATTTCTTCCTGGAGATCATGATGATAAGTCTGCTCTCTACCAGATTCCATATAAGAACATGGTTAAGTACATGTTTGAGATGCCAGATGATGCATCTTTTGAAATGCTCTATGGTAACCTGAAGTCTCAGGAAACAATTACTTTTTGGAGTACATCATTCATCAGAGGAACAACCTTAGATAACTCAATTATTATTGTTGATGAATGTCAAAACTTGAACTTTCATGAACTTGATAGTATAATTACAAGGGTTGGTGACAATTCAAGAATTATGTTCTGTGGTGATGCCACACAATCAGACCTTACAAAAAACAATGAAAGAAATGGAATCCTAGATTTCATGAAGATCATTAATAGAATGCCTGAATTTAATACTATTGAATTTGGCGTTGATGATATTGTAAGATCTGGTCTTGTTAAGTCCTACATTGTAAACAAAATAGCAGCTGGTTTTTAATGTTTAATCATGTTGATATTAGTCTCCCTCAATTAGAAAGGGAGACAATTGATGGTGTTAGATACTATAAAATCCCTGATGGGGATGAACTTCTAAAGTTTGTCTCCATCACTTCTGTTACTAGTCACCACAACAGACACATCTTTGAGAAGTGGAGACGTAAGGTAGGAGAAGCAGAAGCAAATAGAGTTAACAAGCAAGCAACTAGACGTGGTACTGACATGCACACTTTGTGTGAACAGTACCTCAAAAATCTAGATTGTAATAGTGATGTCAATCCTATGTCTGAAATGTTATTTCAAATCATAGGAAAAGAATTAGATAAGATAAATAATATCTATGCACTTGAGTCTTCATTATACAGTAAGCAGTTAGGTATAGCAGGAACAGTTGACTGTATTGCTGAATATAATGGTGAACTAGCAGTTATAGATTTTAAAACTTCAAAGAAAGAAAAACCAAGGGAATGGATTGAACATTACTTTGTTCAAGCAGCAGCATATGCCTGCATGTTCTATGAACTGACTGATATTCCTGTTAAAAAACTTGTCATCCTTATGGCATGTGAAGATGGTGATTGTGTTGTATATGAAGAGTATGATAAAATGAAATACATTAAACTTCTCTCACAATATGTTAAAGATTTTATAGAGTTTAAACTAAAGGAATATGGAAAGTAAATTAAAGTCTGCATTAGAATCAAAGTTTTTATGCCAAGCAAAGTTTTCTCAAATCATTGAGGAACTTGTCAAGGTCAACAAAGACATGAACTACATTGATGCAATTATTCATTATTGCGATCAGAACAATATTGAAGTAGACTCTGTTGGTAAGTTGGTCAGCAAACCACTTAAAGAAAAACTTAAGTGTGATGCTATCAATCTTAATTTTTTAAAGAGAACATCTAGAGCAAAACTTTTACTATGACACCTTTTGATGCTTACAAGCAATACCTTGCATTAAAGAATCATTTTAGTAAAGACAAATATGATTATCACAAATATGCAGGTAAGTCTAGAGCATCAGTAGAGTCATTCAATAAAAGGAAAGACAAGTATTGGTTTGAAAAACTTAGCAGGCAAAAGAGCGATGAGGAGATTAAAAACTTCTACATCGCTAATTTTGTAGAAGCAGATGATCCAAACAGTTTGTGGATTGGTAATGTCATTAGGGCAGGGGACATCTATTATAAAGAGTGGACTAAAAGACAACAAAGTTTGCAGTATCTTTTTACCCAAGAGTCTCAAACTTTCTTCTCTGAGTATAATTTAGACCAAGCATTTGATTGCTCTAAGGGTCATCCACCTGTATTAAAAAAGTTCCTGAGCGGGAAGATTTCACCTGAAACACTAGTGATCTATGATCGAATATTCCTGATCAGGAATAATTTTGACAAGAAATTATTGGACCCAATTTGGGAATCTGTGTCTTTAAAAATTAAGAAGTACACACCATTTCTAAATATCGATGTGTTCAGGTATAAGAAAATTTTAAAGGACACAATTATAGGAGATTAATATGTCATTCTTCAATTCAGAAATGGTCCAGAAAGAAATGGATCAAATTGCAGAAATTCAAAGAAGGATTGTTAAAGAGATTGCATCTTTCTTTGACATGGATGTAGATGAGAAATTAGAACATATTAATTTGCTTGATGATCTTCTAGAAAAGCAACAAATTGTTTATACTAGATTGTCTCTTTCTGATGATCCTGATGCACTAAAGATGAAGGAGCAGATGGTAGAGTCAGCAAAGATTCTAGGGTTTGGTCCAAACCCTGATATCTCCATGGTATTCACCTCCATGAGGCAAACAATTGATGGACTCAGAAAGACTGCTCTGAGGGGCAGATAAATACCATTGACAGAGGACTCTGCCCATGGTATGATAGTCCTCTGATCCTAATCAGATCAATCCAATTAATCCGAGGTAATCCAAATGGCATTTGCCGATCTTAAAAAACAATCCAAGCTTGGTTCTCTGACTTCTAAACTGGTTCAAGAAGTAGAGAAGATGAATACTTCAAGTAATTCTGCTGATGATCGTCTGTGGAAACCTGAAGTAGACAAAGCAGGTAATGGATTTGCAGTTATTAGATTCCTTCCTTCACCAGAGGGAGAAGAACTTCCTTGGGCAAAGGTGTACAACCATGCTTTCCAGGGAACTGGTGGTTGGTTTATTGATAACTGCCTCACCACCATTGGACAACAGTGCCCAGTGTGTGAAGCAAACCGTGAACTGTGGAATACTGGTAGCAAAGCAAACCAAGAAATTGTTCGTCAAAGGAAGCGTAAACTTTCTTACTACAGCAACATCTATGTTGTGAGTGACAAGGCACACCCTGAGAATGAAGGTAAGGTGTTCCTGTTCAAGTATGGTAAGAAGATCTTTGATAAGATCTCTGCTGCTATGCAACCTGAGTTTGATGATGAAACTCCCATTGATCCTTTTGACTTCTGGAATGGTGCTAACTTCAAAGTGAAGATCACCAAGAAAGATGGTTACTGGAACTATGACAAGTCTGAGTTTGAATCAACCTCTGTGCTTGGAGACTTTGATGATGATGTTCTAGAAGGAATCTGGAAGAAGTCCTATTCACTCCAAGAGTTTGTAAAACCAGAAACCTTTAAGGCATATGAGCAACTTGATGCTCGTCTGAAAGCAGTTCTGGGTAAGAAGACTGCTCCTAAGCAAGATGAATCATTTGATGATGAGGATGAGGATCGTGGTCCTGTTCCTACGAATGAAGAAGTCCTGCAGGGAAAGTATGGTGGAACTCAAAAACAAAGTCCTTCATCCTCTTCTGATGATGAAGATGATGCTCTGAGTTACTTCCAGAGACTGGCTGAAGAGTGATTATTGTGGGGAGATAATTCTTAGATTATCTCCCTGTTTTGTTGTTCTGTCTATGTACTGAGAGGATAGATCATAACTCATGATGTCCTCAAAATCATCTATGATAGTCTGTAAGAATCTCGGTTTCAGTACATAGAGATTTCTTTTTTCATTGTTCCTTTGAGTTTCATACTCATAAACACTTACAGATTTAACTGGATTAACTGTGTATGACTTTCCTTGAATGAAAGTAGTTTGTTCAGTTGAATTAAATCTTACTGTGGTTGAATCAAATCTAACTTGATTAGAATCAAACCTATATGATACTTGGTTAGTAATTGGGTCTTGTACATCATAATCAAAGTAAGTTACACTAAAGTTAGAGTCTGTAATTTTTCCTGCAGGAACAATCAATTTTCCTCTGCTATCAAATACTGAGGTTGTTTCATAATGATGAACTGATTCTAATTCATCTTCAGTATACTTTGTAGCAATGTAAGTATTAAATTCAGAGTCAGATAGTGGCCATTCTTCTCTGAGATTAATAATATTATTAGAAATTAAAATTACCCAATCATATTGAGAACTACCATAAATTTTATTGGCAACTTGGTCAGGTCTTTCTTCTCCAATGATTTGATACTTATCAAATGCTACTGCTGCTTGAAAAATATCTTCCCTAATTTTTGCTCTACGAAATATATTCTTTGCTCTTACATAATCATATGAAGAGTTTCTTGATGGTAGTGGTGATTGATATAGTAGATCTGAAAAATTTCTAAAGTATGACATATTATACTCCTCTTACTCCTCCTGGACCTAAAATTGGTTCATTTCCTGGTCTGTTTGGATCAAAGTCTAATCCAGGAACAGCAGTAGATCCTCCTGGTTGAAATACTCTTGTTGATGGTGCTGTCACTGCAGAAGCTCCTCCTCTTGATGGTCCAGGAGATGATTGTTGATTTCTATTAGCATTATTTTGCTGCTCTGATGGATCATTAGGATCAAATCTGGGGTCATCTAAATTATCTATCCCAGCATCTCCTCCAGCAAAACCAACACTATCTTCTTCTCCGTAGTTATCATTATATATTGGAGTAAGTTCAGCAAAACTTAAATCTAATTGTACTGATACTGGTTGACCATCCAATTCAAAAGCAGAATATGCACCATCTGCAGTGTAATTAACATTACAATTAATCAAAGCACATGTTTTTAACATGGGCAAAGCTATGGAGGGTTTTCCTTTGTGTATAAATTTTAGTCTAAAAACATCTGGAGCACCTAAAAAGAAACCATCTTCTTTTTGACCAGATCTTTTCGGTGCCATTGCTTTCTTGAAGAATTTAATAATTCCTCTGATCTTCTTTGCTTCTTGTGCACTTCTAGCAGACATCTTAAATGAAAACTGAAATGCTCTAAGTTTGGGTCCATTGAATAATAATTCAAGGTTTGGATTAATAACTGTTCCAGTTACCCTTGCCCTATATGCTTCTGCATTTACATTAATTCCTAGTTTCTTAACAGCAGCTGCTGCAGCTGCTAGAGTTAGTTGTTGTTGTATTTGTGTTTTTGCCCCAGCATTACTTCCAAAAATATCTTTGGTAGCATTTGCAGTTGCTGACATAGCTCCAAATAAATCTCCTCCGGCAGCAAGACTTACAGTTCCAGTTGCACCTGCCATTATTCCTGCTGTTAAGTTGCTTAAACTATCTTCTCCCCATCCAGTTTGGTTTGCCTCAGAGAGATTATTTGGCATTGGTAAAACTACAGTCCCTAACAATTCCTTTTCTGTAAAAGATCTAGATGAAATAGATTTTCCATTAAGAATTGATCCGGTATCTAATTTTGTAAGATCCTTAGACCCAGCAAATACATCTGCAACCTTATAATTAAAACAATGGATTACCATGTGATCTTGTTCACGATTCATTGTTTCTGGATATATCCAATTAGTTCCATAACTTTTTTCTTGAGTTGCAAATGAAGCATTATTTCTAAATGTTCCAGAATCATTAGTTCCACTTGGAGTAGAGCTGGAGATTCCTGCAGCACCACTGTTAGGTCCTGTTTGATCTGTTTGTCCAGTTGCTACAGATCCAGGACCTGCTGGAGGAAGACCACTTTTTAATTTAGAATATTCTTTTTGTTCTGCAAGTCGTCTTTTTTGTTCTTCTGACCCAACTGATCCTACAACTTTATTTGCTGCAGTTCTACTAGCATCTAGAATTGATTTTATTCTAGTTTGCCCATTTTGCAATGCAGCCACATTATTATATGCTTCAGTTCTTGTTACTGTTCCATTTGCATTTACAGTAGCAAGAAGTTCTCTAGTTCTGAATACTGCATCTATAGTGTATATTTGTCTTTGTCCTGTTTGCACATTGACATTAACTTCATACTTATTGAAATTACCAAGATCTAATATTGCTTCATATTCTTGTGCATTAGTTGCTCTTTGACTCCATCCTGCTGGTGGTGTTGCCATTTATCTACCCCACACCTTATTTGATGGAATTGGTATCTCTACTCCACCCAAGTCCATAACAAATTCTTCTAGTGGTAATGCACATATAGTTTCCCATTCTTGTTCTGCAAGATGTAAGTATGGAGTTTTTACCTCTGATAGTAAATATTTATGTGCTCCTTTTTCAAATCTTGGAATCTTATTTTCTGCTAAACTTTGAACTATTCCTATTCTTTGTGATGGTGTATAGTAATGTAGATTAATAGCAAAGAATGATTTTGGATTTACATCCAGAACAAATGCTAACGGGTACTTATCATAGTAAGGCAATTCTTCTCTGTACTTTGCTTTGTATCCATACAACATCAAACTAAAAAGTCTAGGGTAGACTCTCATTATATTCTTATCTCTTTTTAAAGTATCACCTTGCTCATCAACTCTCTCTTCTGTTACTAACTTACCAGGATCATTTTCATACTGAATAGTTTTAGCAGCAAATACTTCCGTCCTGTACCATTCTCTTGTAGGATTGCCTTGTGCTTTGTCTCTGACTTGTTCAAAGATGGTCTTATATGCCAAGATTATCCTCCGTTAATATTTGGAAATCCCATCTTCTATCAGCACAAAATTCTTTTGCTGCTTTCCACTTTGCTTGATTCTTAGCAAACTCTTTTATTTCAACAAGTTGTTTCTGAGTTACTTTTTTAGAAACCTTTGGACCAGAAACTTGTCTTTTTGGTTTAACTTCTATCAAACTTTCTTTTGTTGTTTTATTTTTATCAATGTATTTAATATAAAAATCAGGGAAGTACTTATGGATTCTATTGTCAAGAGGTGATAGATATGGAATCCAAATCTCTTCACTTGACCACTTCAAAATATTTTCATTCTTATCACAGTAGTTCATAAACTTCAATTCCCAAAGAGATCTGTAGATTATATTTTGAGAATCTCCAATATACTTTTCTGGGAAGGAAGGTTTAAATCTTCCTTTATAGCTCATACATAATATAGACACACTCCCACTATTTAGATGGCAGTAAGACCATACACAAGATATCATTATAGTACTGATGAGTTGGTTAAAAGATTTAAACCGGCTTTAAGTAATACTTTTGATGTTTATATTAATACTCCTAGACTTGCATTTGGTCCATCTGGAGATGTAAATTGGAGTGAGATAAATTTCATGGCATATGAAGCAGTTCTCCCAGGAACTTCATATGAACTTGGTCAGGTGTTTGGAGATAGGCAAGGAAGAACTGAGCAATATCCAACTAAAAGAGTATACCCTCCTGTAGATGTTAGTTTCTACATTGATAAAGACTATGATGTTATCAGGTTTTTTGAAGCCTGGATTAATACAATGTCAACCAATAAAGGAACTTCTGCAGACTCTTATGTAACTCATAATTATGCAAATTCCTATGAAGGGGAAGTAACTATAACCAAGTATGAAAGAAATTTAAGACAACCAGGATCTAGATTAAGAGATCCTAGAGAGTCTTCCCCACAACCTGGAAATGTAATTAAATATACATTAAGAAATGCCTTTCCAAGTAATCTAATTTCAATACCAGTTTCATATGATGGTGCTCAAATATTAAAGACCACAGTTACATTTAATTATGATGTGTACTTCTTTGAAATGAGAGATGGTGCAATTGAAAATGCAGATAATATATTTGGAAGAACTTCTGGTGCTGGAGGAGATCCTCCTGTTGCTGGTGGTGGTCAAGGAACAACTCAACCATTGGAAGGAGATGAAATTATCAATGCAGTTAATGAAAACAGAAGAAGTCTAAAAGAAGATGTTTCAATGCTTAGAAATATGCAAGAAGCATCTAGATTAAGACAAGCAGGATTCAGTCCTGGTCTTGGACAAGATGGTAGACTTGGACCTGGATTCTAGAAGATAAATAACCGTACTGAACTTTATAGGACATTATGCCTTTACCAAAGATTGCAACTCCAACTTATGAGTTGATTTTACCTTCAAATAAAAAGAAAATTACATACAGACCTTTCCTAGTAAAAGAAGAGAAGATCCTCATCCTTGCTATGGAAAGCAATAGTTCTGAGGAGATCACAAGAGCAGTTAAAAATGTTCTGAAGGAATGTGTGTTAACAAGGGGAATTAAGATTGATACCCTCCCTAGTTTTGATATTGAATATCTCTTCCTGAACATTAGAGCAAAGTCTGTTGGGGAAGCAGTAGAACTTGTAATCACTTGTCCAGATGATGGAGTCACTCAAGTAGAATGCTCAATTGATATTAGAGATATTGAAGTCAAGTTCCCAGAAGAACATGCTTCTGAAATTAAAGTAGATGATAGCATTATGCTGAAGATGAAGTATCCATCTCTTCAGGAATTCATTGACAATAACTTTAATTTCAATACTAATAACAGCAAAGATACTATCAACAAATCATTTGAAATTGTGGCATCATGTATTGATATGGTTTACACCAAAGATGAATCTTGGTCTACTAGTGATGTTACCAAAAAAGAAATGGTGGAATGGTTAGAAACATTTGATTCAATCCAATTTAAACAAATTGAAAAGTTCTTTGACACCATGCCAAAGTTAACTCATGTAATGAATGTAACTAATCCAGTGACAGGAAAAGACAATGAGATTGTATTGGAGGGACTCTCAAGTTTTTTCGGTTGATCCTTGGTCATGAAGATTTGGAGGCATATTATAGAATTAATTTTGCCTTGATGCAGCATCATAAATACTCTTTGACAGAGATTGAAAATATGATTCCATGGGAAAGAGAGATTTATCTTTCCCTGTTAGAAAACTATATTAAAGAAGAGGAAGAAAAATCTGCCAAGGCAAATAGATGAGTTTAAAACCATCAGCAAATTTAAAACTCCACTGGTATAAGTATTCCAATACTGTTGGTAAAACAGTGTGGTTTACTCTCAAAGAAAAATTGACTGGGAGAGGTCGTTATTTTTCTGCGGTTAATCTTGGTGATGCTGATGCTGATATCTTGATAGAAAATATCAAAGCAGATCCAGAAGGATATCCTGCTTTAGAAGATGAAGGTCAGTATGAAGAATATCAAAAATGGTTGGTAGAAAGATACCTTGAGCAACCATTTAGAGAAAAAGTTAATAAAAAGATTGAAGAGAGACAGATTGAAAGTAGATTAAAAGAAATACAAGAACAAAGAAAACAAAAGGCACAATCATTTGTTTCTGGATCCACTTCATTTAGACCAGGGAAAACTATATCATTAAAGACAACTAAAATAGCAGGTATAGTTCCCAAAAGAACCATACCACAAGATATAGCATCAAAAATAACTCCACCTGATAATACTTCTGAATCTGAAACTGAGTCAGGACAAACAATAACTTCAAAATCTGCATCTTTTTCTTTGGGAAGATTGACCTTAGATCTTGTTCAAATTGGAGATAATTTAGATAAAATTAAAGAAGTAATAGAAGAAGATTATAGACAAACTAAAGAAACAAACAAAAAAGAAATAGAAGAATATAGAAAGAGAGTAGCAAATAGAGGAAGAAAACTACCAAGAAAAGATTTAGGAGATAACAAAAAAGATCTTAAAGATATTATCAAACCATTTGTTGGTAGTTTCTTCTCTGGAATGGGTGGGGCTATAAGATCTTTAGCAGCATTTAATTTACTAGATGCTTTGGTTAGAGGTGATTGGGGTCAGGCATTCAAGTCTTTGATGGGAATTGGAATTACTTTCCTCCCACAGATAGGAGCAATGGTAGCTGGAGCAGTATTAAAAAGTCTGCTTAAAGGATTTGGAAAGAGTATGGTTGGTGGTAGAGCACCAGTAGGTCCTACCAGAATGGCAGGAGGAGGTGGTGGTCCTGGTGTTGGTGTTGGTAAGTTTGGAAAAATGTTGGCACTTGGAACTGGTGCTCTTGCACTAGGAAGTGCTTTTGCAGCATCTCAGGGAGAACAATCTCCTGAAGATGAATCTCAAACAAGACTTGAAGAAGTAACTGCAGAACAAAAGGCATTAACTGCAGATGGTGTTGGTGCTATCACTCAAGATGAACTCAAAAAATTTGAACAATTAAATAAAAAATTTGAGAAAGCAGTAGATTTATTGATGGGTCGTGGTCCAGGAAAAGGTCCTGGAGGAGGACCAGGAGGGACAGATGCATCTGGTGCTGCTATTAGTGATGAACCAGTAAATATGGATCCTGCATTGAGAGGTACAGTGACTGGACCTCAGTTCAATAATTCTCAACTTATAGACCTTGCTAAAAAAGTAGGTGCTACTGATGAAGAAGCAGTAAGATTAGCAGCCATTGCTAAGTATGAATCTGGTGGTAGGGCAGGGGCACATAATGATAGTTACCTTAGAGGTGGATCAGATAATTCATATGGATTGTGGCAAATTAATATGATTGGAAATCTGGGTCCAGCAAGAATGAAAGAGTTTGGAATATCAAGTTATGATCAACTAAAAGATCCAGTAACTAATGCACAAGCTGCATTGAAAGTATTGAGGGGATCTGGATGGGGAGCA